AGCCATCGCTCTCATCTCCAGCAGGCGCGCGCGAAGCGCCCTTGCCTGGACTAGCGACCCAACGGCCGCCGAGGGCATGGCGGCCGCTGAAGCCTGCGGCGGCCAAAGCTTGGCGGCCACGGGCCTTGGGCCCGGGGTCTCCACCCCGGGCAATCTTCGCCGCGCGGTTAGCACTACGGCGCTGCTTGCGAGTGGGGCGGTCATCTACGGGCTGGCCGCCGGCAAGGAGCTCGTCCAAGCCGTCAGCTGCGGGCGGAGCGACGGAGGGGTCCATGAGGCCCACCTCGACGTCGTAATGATTGACGCGCATGCGGCGCGGCGGCAGGGCTGCGTTGGTGGGGTGATCCGTAAAACACCTACAAACCACGTAGCTCTCTACCCACTCGCCACAGCGGGCGCATGAAAGCATGCCAGGCTGGTCGCTAGGGTCAAAATACACACAGATGGCTGGATAAATGCGCTTGCAATCACGGCAGCGGTCAGGGTTATGACCGAGAGGAACGCCGAGCCCGCGGATCAACCTGCGGAGGGCTGAGGCCTCTTCACGCGAGTAGGTGTGCCGCGGGGGAGGCGGACGAGAAACAGGCGCGGGTTCATCAAACGAGCCAACACCGGCAGCGCTCGAGCTAAGCGAGACTGGGGTTGCGGGAGGAGATGACGCTGACAAAGCTGCGCGGGTCGCGACAACAGCGGCTTTCTCGGCCTCGTTGTGTGCAGGCTCACCAGCCAGGCTAGGGCGGGGAGGAGGCGCTGAGACGCCAGGGACGGGCACGCCGCCCACAAACTGACCCGGCCGCGGCTTAAAGCTCACGAGCGATAGGACAGGAAACTCCAGACCCGGGCGGGGAGCGGACTGGGCGAAAGTCTTCTCCAAGCTCTCAAAAACGGCGGGGTCGATTCCCAGCTCGTTAATGACGTAAGTGGAAAGCTCGTCCATGGTGAAGTCCGTGCACGTGTAATTGTTGCCCGCCGTTAGCGCGTCGTAGGTCCACTTGTCGAAGAAGCGCGGATCACAGGCGAGGGCGTTATGCTCCCGGAGGACGGCGCGGCAATAGGCACTCAACAAAGGGGTGTTGGGATCTGTGATGAGGCGCCCAAATGCTTTCTGACTCATGGAGGTCTCAAGGTCAAAGCCCTGGACTTTGGTAACGAGGTGCATAGAGCGTAGCCACCTGGCGACGTCCGCAATGTTGCTGGAGCTGGCGTACGGGTCGGGGTAGTAGCGGCCCAGAAACGTGGTTGGGCCGCTGCTATAATCCCGCCCAGTAAGCACCATACCCATGGACGATGCCGTAGCATTCAAGTCCTTGGTGGTGCGGGCCGCGAGACTGTCATCGCCAGAGACCAACGAACGCCTGGTGACGTGCCTGAAAGCCCCCTCAGGGCCGGAGCCTTGCTCGCGCGCGTTGGCATACAACACGAACAAATTGAGGAGGGTGTTGCGAAAGGTGGTGTCACTGCTACCGCTGTAAGTGCCAATGCCCATGTGGATGCGTTCGGCAATCCCCACCATGTTGCCTGCCTTGGCACTGATGGTGGCGTCGAGCAAGGGGCGCCACCCACTGTCAGAGGGAAAGCAGCGGGCGAGGGCGAGGTAAAGTAGGCCGGACCCGTACGCGCCCGTGGTCGCGTCAAACGCGCTGTAATCGCGATCGGTGACGTCGACGCCTTCCTCAGCACAAGCCACATGCAGCTGGACAACGAGCTCCTGGAGCTCCGCACCGGTCTTGCCGGGGCACCAGCAGGTGTGCTTGGCCATGACGTCAAACATTGCCATGATGTAGGCGGCGAACGCATAGTTCTGCGGCCCCTTGCTGGCTATGATGACGCGCGCGGGCTTGTCGGGCTTGGTTGGCTCGGTCTTGACAAACGCGGTCCAGCGGGACGAAACAATGTCCCAAATGCTGGCGAGCCCTTCTTGCTCGCGGACTTGACTCGGTTTGTTCATGCGGAGAAGAACCTCGTCAA